AGTTTACTACAAACTTCCACAACAGGGTTAGTAGTATTGAAATCAGTGTGCCAATAATAGAAACGCCCCAGCCGATAATTTGTGTGTTGCGCTTTTCCTGCAGGTCAATAATGGCCTTTTTGATCTCACTAAATTTGTCTTCAACCTTGGATTCAATTGCCTGCATCTTGCTATCTATTTTTTTCTCGATAGCGGAGACTCTTTGGTCTAGATTATCCAATTTGTCCTCCAAACTTTTATACCGTTCAGCACACAGTTCAACGTGTGCTTCAAGGTTTTTCTTTTCAATATCGGTGCTAGACATGTTGATTCCTTAATATCATAAGCTAATAGTAGTATTTATTTGACGGTTTCTACAGGTTCTATGTGTATATTTTTGTAGTCGCCCCAACAGTCAATTATTGGCTCGGTGATCGCTGCACGTTCGGTTAGACCCAAGATCATGGGAATACCATGACAGTCGTCAAACAGCAGTTGTAAATTGTCGCCATATATTTCCGTATATTCTACCCCAAATTGGAAACCCCAGGCCTGTGTGTTTTTAAAAATCTTACGTGGAAACTGCTTGCAGGTTTTTACTATTTGCGGCGGCTGCTCTACGTAAATCTGTGCTCGCATGGCCAAGACCTGCTGTACAGTCTCCCAATTGCGTTGTTGATTACGCTGGAGCAGCAGTGACTGATAATTGTAGTCGGTTGGCTTGGGATGCCGTATTACCCCGGTTGCGGTAATGTCAAACAGCGTAAACACTTGATAATAGAACATAACTTATTTAACCAAAATATGCTGTGTTTAAGAAATTTGGTCAAAGAAAAAGGGTGGAACAAGTCCACCCCTTCCCATCCCAAAACTATTTAATTACTTTGCTGGGAAATAAGCAACAACTGCTGCTGTAACACCTGTTACACCACCAAAGTTAGCACCAGCTGCTGGGGCTGGTCCTTCTGTGATAACGTGAACTACGTCTGTTGTTCCGCCAGCAAACACACCGTCACTGCTGTCAACACCAATAGCTGTTACGCTAGCTGTTAACTGGATAAAAGTGATCGCTGCATCTAGTTCAGCTTGAGTAATATTTGTTTTGCTTAGTGATACTAGTGCGATCTGACGGCCAACTGCGCTAAATGCTTGAGTTGAACCATTTACTTTTGTTACGACTGCCATGATTTTTTTCCTTTTTAAATATGTGCTTGAGCACTGTTAGTATTTATACCAAAAGTTAATTTTTTGGTTTTAGGGCTAGCAAATCCACAGTTTGCATATGTGACCTCATGTACTGGGTTACAGTAGTCCAAAAGTTTTTCTGTGCCCCAGGGCTGTAGTCTTGATAGTACAAACTAATGCGACGTAGACCACGCAGTGCTGATGAGTCAATTTTTAAGACATTTTCAAATTCAGTAAACAGTTGATAGTCTTGTCTGCTGTCTCTGCGATCAGCAATGATATCGCGTAACCAACGCTTGAATGCCAATTCAGGAAATTGGCGATACTGTAGTGCACCCGATGCTAGATTATACAAATCGGTTGCTGACCCTTTAACACCGTCAAACTCGTTGTAGCGTAGTGTAGCTTGTGCATAACTGCCCGCGGCCGATTCGTTTGCATGACGCAATGCATTTAGATACAGCATACCAACATAAAAGTATTGGGACACTTGTTGCGGCTTGAGTTTGGATATTGAGGTTTCATTGCGAAACATCCGGCTTTCAATTAATTCCGTAATTAATTCTAATTTCATCTTGACCTTGCTCGATTTAGTCGACTAAATTCCAGTCTGTCGATCAGTTTAACACGATTAAAATCGTGTCCAACAACCACAAAGCCTTCGGGTGCTGTAACACGGTAACCGTCGTCAGTTCTAACAAAGTGTCCAATGTGGTCAATGGTGTTGAGTTTGGCCAGTATAGCCATTTTTAACTCTACTAGTCGTTTGTACACAGCCAGTATGCCTAGGAAAGTATTCATGTTGTCAGCCACAAATTGCTCAGTGGCAGCCATTTGTTCACGGCGTCGTGTTGCTGCTGCACTGGTTGGGCCGGACCGCATTCCGGCAATGTCTTCCTCTTGCCTGCCCTTGTAAAAACTAACAAAGCCCTGCAGGAAATTGGTTGGGTTAGTAATATGCTCGCCTGAATCAATACTGCGATTAATGTAGTCTTTGATATGCTTGGCAAATTCTTTATTGGACAGCACTTCGTCTACTTTAACTGGCCCAAGTTTGGTCAGTGTTTTAACAGCAGCTTCCAGCTGACTTTCAATGCGTTGGTTTTCCTCAGGCGTTAGTGAAGCAATGCCGGTATAATCTCTGTAACTGTCATCATCGAACCATACTTTGGCTGTGTGTGTTAGACCAGCAACAGCATTGCCTGCAACTGGACTCATGGTAGGCACAGTCTCGCCTTCATAGCGTGTATGAAATGCCATGCCAATTTCAGCAGCGATGATTTTGTTATACAATGCCGAGCCTACTGGTACAGCATAGGTAATGGTGTTGGGAGTAAAAGTAATATATTCTCGACCGTCAATGACTTCGGTAGCCAACATGCTGTCAGTAAACATGAGGTCACCTTTGATAACACCCCGAATGCCAATGCTGGGCAAGTGTTTTAGTGCCACACGCAATTTATCAGCCAGCTCGGGTCTATCGCCATACCAGTTGACGATGTCGCTTTCACGTTTGACAATTTTAGGTACACGTCCACTGATACTGCGAGCAATAGCAACAAAGAACTTGCCGTCTTCAGGATCAGTACCACAAACAATGGCAGGACTACCATCCCACTTTTCGGACACGTTTTCGATTTGTCCACTACCAGCGGCTAACATTTTTCTAACACTGTCAATAAAGTCCAGTGCTTCTAATGCACCCATATACTTTTTGCTGAACAGCAAGTCTTCAACATAAGGTAGTCCAAATTCGGCACCGCCGGCACCTTCTACAATCATCCACTGCGGGATGGGTTTTTTAGAGATTTCGTATAGTTTCATGGTGTTGCTGGTGCCGGAGTTGTTGTAGTTGGTGCATGGGTATCTATATAAATTTTATTCAATGCTTGTATATATCGGTTATCAGTTACCTTAGATCCATCAGCTTTGTAGGTCCATTCCCCCGAGCCTGTGCCCCCGGCAGGAGGAGTATAGGTCCAAGTTTGGTTGTTGGAATCGACAATGTCTACTGCGGTTGAAACTTGAGGAACCCCGTATCCACGAGCTGCAGGAGCTGGTCCTCTAGATGTTTGTTGGACAACCATTTTGTTTGCTAATGAATTAGCAATATAATCTTTAACATTCTTGTCAGTTACAGGAACAGTAAAATTCTTAGCAGGCTCTGCATTGTATTGATGATCTAGCCATTGGTCTAATGCAGCTTTATATTTTAGGTTGTAGTTTGTGTCGGTCGTCTCTTGTGGGATTGCACCAGCAGTAGTATACTGCTGTTTGGCCTGTAACCATGCTTTAACTCGTTGATCCAATGCTGCTTCTTGAGTTTTTGCAGTAATAGCAGTAGTATCTTTAGCGCCAAGACGCTGACCAAAGTTTTGTAGGTGTCCGCCTACCCACCTACTAAACGGACCCTCTACTATGATTTCATTAACTTTCATGATTTTGCTTTTTTATTTTTTTAAGGCTGTTGCTCATTTTTGAGACATTACGACCACGTATGCTGTTTAAGAAACGCTTTTCTAAATCTTCAGCTACTTCGGCGGGATAGCTCTTGTGAATCATCTCCAGCAGGTTAATAGCACTGGTAATAATGTTATTAGCTCGTGACTCAATGATTGACTCGCGGTCAGTGGCCTTTCTTGCGGCTAAAACTGCGTCAAGTTCGTCTAAAATGGATCTAGAAACCAAGATAATCACCCTAAAAGATTATATTTTTATTTATCGGCTCTCAGATTTTAATTTAGCTAGCATTTCATGAACTTGTGCTGACCCTACTTCGGCTTTGACTCTGGGAGTTTCTGCAGTGGCCTGGCGCCGTACTGCTTCCCCGGGTTTAATTGTTGAAGTGGGTTTGAGATTTTTAAGTACACTGTCAGCTGGGCTTTCACGACTCAGCTGTGCTAGTTCATTTTCACTGAGATTAAAGATGCGTAGTGTTTCAATATCATAGCCAAGATCAATTTTTTGCCCAACCCCACTGCTGCTGCGAGTTTTCATTGCTTGAATTTGATATCGTCCTTTTTCACGCATACTGCGACTAGTAAAAATGCCAAACACATTGTCTGCTGTAAAGATCTTACTGATACCGCCCGAAATATGACTGTGGTTAAATTCCATTTCGTCAATTGCACCGCGATTCAACTGCGATCCAGTCACTACCACTGTACGCAGTTCTTCGGCCATGTTACGCAGTTCCTCACTAACGTACTTGTCTTTGATAAACGTATTGGTTGGATCAACCTTAACACCGGCTGGCATCATCAAATCCAAGTAGTCAACAATCACAAAGTCGGGCTTGAATCCTATTTGTATGCCCAGTTCACGCACATAACTTTTAAATGTGTTGACTGTGCTCTGCGCTGGAAAATACTTGACTCTAAAGTCTCCGGCCTTTTTACCAGCCAATTTGACTTTTAGTTCAACATCATCTAGTTCACGAAAAATGTTTTTGTTGGCCACACCTGTGATCATACTGTCAGCTCGTTGACAGCAGAGATTTTCACTCAACTCCAGTGTTAGATAAATTCCACTCAGTCCAGCCTGTACCCAGTTAATGGCCAAGTTCAGCATGATCAAACTCTTGCCCGATCCTGATCCACCACTGAAAATATTCAGCTCGCCTTTTTTCATTCCGCCATACAGTATTTGATCCAGAGTAGCCCAGCCTGTGCTGATCTGCCCGTTGTTTTGTTTCAGTGCCATTAACCGTTGTTTGGGATCAGCAAAGTAGTCAGTACCCATGTCTTTGTTGAGACTGATCTGCACTGCTTCTTTGATTAATCGTTCTACTGGCTCAAACTCGCCTTTTTCAATCATGTCGGCTGCAGAAAGAATTGCCCGTTCCAGTTCTTTTTGCTTGGTAAACTTTTCAAACTCATCCAAGAACCATTGATCATGTTCTTCCCTAATGTCAGCTACAGGCTCCAGCTTTACATTGGTTACAGCAAAAATCTGTCTGTTGTCGGGTAGTGCGCTGTATTGGGCACTGTGTTCCTTAATAAACTTGGCTGCACTACGCAAACTGCGATCAAAGTTTTCAGGATTGTAGATGTTTTGAATACGCACATAGTTCTCAGGATTACTCAGCATGAACTCTAAAAATAATCTCTGGACTTCGGTATTGAATTCTGTCATTTAAATTGCGATTGAAATTTTTTGGCACGCAAACGAATTCGCGTGGGATTGGTTTCGGTATTGGCCAGTATGTCTTTTACCACATACACTGGCCCGTAACGTATTACAGCTTCGTTTACGTCTTTGCAGGTTTCCAAATAGTTGGGAAAGCTCACAGAGAATTCATATTCCAAAGCTGATTGGATCAACTTATAGCCCGCTGCATCACCATCAGGCACTACCACAGTTTGCTTGTGCAAGTCATGTATCAACTGAGCCTGTGTACTACTTATCTCGTTGTGCATGACAGCTACACCA